GGAGAGCTACATCCGCAAGCAGACCCTGACCACCGGCGAACGCTATGCGGCAGCAATCGCAGAATCGCTCTTATCTGCCCGAAATGCGGATACGGAAAGAACGGCGAATGGCGTCCCTCTATCGCCGGTGCCTGTCGAACAGGAGGCGGATGCCCGGCGTGTTCCGGAAAAGTCCTTGTCGAAGGCGTCAATGATGTAGCTACCGTACATCCCGAAATCGCTGCACAGTGGCATCCGGCACTTAATGAGTTCCCGCCCACGCGAGTGACTTCCGGAAGCGCAAAGCATGTATACCTTGTCTGCAAGGATTGCGGGTACGGCGCAAACGGAGAATGGCATCCGATGATTGCTTTTGCCTGCGGGTCCGGGGAAGTACATACCGGATGTCCAGAATGCGCCAGAAACTCACTGAGAAAGGTCATGAGAGCCCACTACGCCAAAACAGCAAGGAAACCTGTAGTATCAGTTGCATGCCCTCAAATCGCCGCTTTGTGGCACCCTGACAATGAATTCGGCCCCGACATGTATACGACCGGCAGCTGCAAAAATATCCCGCTCGTATGCCCCGTATGCGGGTACGGCAAAGAAAAAGACTGGACGCCTTCGATTGCTGACGTTTGCCGGAAAGGCGCAAAGTGCCCGTTTTGCGGAAACACTGTGAGGTAATACCCTTGTACAGACAGAAAAACAAGACTCCCTATAGCATGGCTGGTCAGATGAAGGTAGGTCTGATTGGTGAATCTGTCACCATGCACTATCTTGACTACTACTGTGAGACACACAAGGACAGGATTGCGGGATTTTCGGATGTTCGGGACGATAAACGGTATCAGGAAGACGACATCGACTTCGTTGTATACAGAAAAGACGGTTCTTCATTCACGGTTGAAGCCAAGGCTGACACCTACAAAACCGGGAATGTCTTCCTCGAAACAGCGGTGAATAGTTTCGCTATCGGAGAAGATGACAAGCTGCTTCGGTTTGGAAAATACCAGAAAGCGATAGCCAAGCACTCAAAGGGATGGCTGTACAAGGAAGCTGACTATATCTTTTATTATTTCACAGAGACTAGGCAAATATATGTCTTTGAGCGCATGGCGGCAATGCACTATCTCGATTTCGCTCTGTGCTCGGATACGGTGTTCGTCCACGATGAACGAAGACCTTTCGGAAGGGCTGCGGAAAACAAAGAGCAGCGAAGTAACTACATGCAATACTACGGTACAGGCTTTTGCGTGAACGCGGAACAGATGCGCCGTTCTGATATCATCGACCACCGAATGCATCGCGTCGGCAACAGGAGTCTGCGATTTCCGGAACACATCGAGTCCGGGAAAGTGTTTGAACATTTTGTAAATCATACTTGTATTTGATACACTTTCACGCCAAAATATGGTATAATGCAAGTACAGAAACAGAAAGTACTATATGTTGTGCTTATGCACAACATTTTCCGTTCTGGACACTGTATGTGGCACTTTTGTGTTGACAAAATATGCGAATTGCAGATAATTGGTAATAGGGTAATTTACCTATTTTTCGGGAGAGTTACTTCTTCCGAATATGCTTCTGTAGCTCAGATGGCAGAGCAGCTGTTTTGTAAGCAGCAGGTTGCAGGTTCGAATCCTGTCGGAAGCTGATGCCGGGAAGATGACCTCCACGCGGTCAGCATCGGGCAACAGGCTTAACCTCCCTTAGCTTGGCAAACATCTTCGCAGATAACATAAAACTCTTAGAAGATACCAGATATGCTCCGAAACAACATCATAGTTTTACACACACTTACATACACATCTGCTTGCAGCTGGTTGTAGAGCGGCAGCAAGCATCGTATCTGGCATCCCATAAGAGTTGCCGCTCATAAAGACAGCCTCCTCGCGGCGAGCGGCGGTAACACGGGTATTGAGCTCCCCGTGGCGAATGTCTTTTCTCTTGGGTCGTTAGCTCAGTCGGCAGAGCATCGGACTGTTAATCCGAGCGTCGCTGGTTCGAACCCAGTACGACCCGCCACGCGGAGTATAGCAAAGGTAGCTTACCAGCCCCATACGCTGGCGGTTGCAGGTTCAAGTCCTGTCTCCGCACCCATCGTCCATGCCATGACGTTAAACCGGCTATTCATGTCAATCGGTCAGACGTAAAATGACCGAAATATTCTGGTATCGAATACGAAGGTTGCAATGCACCATGGTTAATTCGCCCGCAGCGCACGGGAAAAGGTGGTTCAACTCCACCTGCCAGAGCCATGACCTGTTGGAAGCGATTCTAGCAAGTCAAATAAAACAGGGAGGGCACTCCGATGCAGTAATTACCGCGTCCGAATGTCAAAATCAAGGAAAGGGTCACACCGATGTACTGATTTGCCTGATGGCGGGCAGCTCCCGCCTTAAAACACCATAATAGGTAGCGCCTATCTGAGTGCGTCCATACCTCGGCGCACTCAGCCACCCGATGGGACAGCCTCCACGCGGCGGGTGGTGGACAGCGACTATGATTGCGCTGACGAATGTCCTTTCAGGAACCGCATTGCATTCCCTGTGCAAACGGTATCCTAAACGGTCAGGAAGCCGTGTGGGCGAGTGCTTCCTCTTGTGCTTCGGCGCAGAAACAACAAATCTCGTCCTGCTAAGCATGCATCGTACGAGCATCCCCGTTAAGCCGGGGCGCAGCCAGACGCGACATAGCCGAAAAGGCGAGACTGCTGCGCGGCATCTGGTAAGTTTGCCGCAGTCTTACACAGCCCATAGCATTCCGTTGACCCGAATTGACAGGGAAGTAACGGCAGGGCTTGAATTGAAGTTGACCAGTGTCCAAAATGCTTTTCCGGATTCTTTCGTATCGTCCACGCAGAGATTCGCGGAATCGCTAAGAGGCACAAAGATGATGTTTCGGGGATGACGACCTACTAAACGGACATCATGGCGGGGCTAAGAGAGGGTTCACCCGCTTTTTCTCATGCAGGCATCGTATAGGGGTTAATACACTAGCCTTCCAAGCTGGTCACGCGGGTTCGAATCCCGCTGCCCGCTCCACCGTCGCCGTCACCGTACGCCACGACATTAAAATTGGCGAGCATGGTCCACATGTGGTCCGCTGTCCGAATTGCCAATGGACAGTCAAAAAAGAATCGGCAAACAGGTGCTGCACCTGAAGGTATCCGAAAGTCTCGGCATCAGTCGCGAATGGTGCTGAAAAACATCGGAGAGGATACAGCGCAGAATCCTCCGGGGTTGCTACCGGATGGTGCTGGACGCGAGGTTGGCTTCCTCGCTGAGGGGTGATAACCAGCATAAAACACCCTACCGTGCTTGGTTAGCTCAGTTGGTAGAGCAGCGCATTCGTAACGCGCAGGTCGGCAGTTCGAGTCTGCCATCAAGCTCCACGGTCCGATTGGGTGACGCGCTCTTTGAGAATCCGCCCAAGAAGCTGTCAGCGGGGGCATGCACTTGCTGACGGTTGGCTAAGTCCTTACGGAAGTCGTCGTAGCCGGAACCGAACACGAATGGGCAACGTAAAGCCCCGCACGGCAGAGCGTTATCTGCTATAGCGCATGACAACTCTAAGTAGGAAGGAGATGATTCCGATGGAGCAGGCAATTATCAACGTCGAAGGCACATCAACGATTGAAACCGCAGCGGCGGCTAAGAAGCTGATTGAGACCTTCGGAAGTCAGAACATCCGTGCTCTCTCGGTCAAGCGCATAAACGAGAATGGTAACGAAGTCGTTGTTGAACTCGATTTTGTACCAGGTCTGACACCGCATCTGCACGGCTTCGCTTTGCAGGTCAATGGCTTAACTGCGGGTTACGACGGCACCGGTCCCTCGAACCTGTACGAAGTACTGCAAGCAGCTGGCGTCGATGAGCGCCTTCTGACGCGTGAGGATATCACGCAGAAGAGCGCCAAGACCATTCCGCTGCATCTGGAGCGCGAGGTCAAACAGTACGGCGAACTTCATTTCGCGTAATTACTGGCGGGTCATTCCCGCCATCATGGGGGCATAGCTCAGCTGGGAGAGCACCTGCTTTGCAAGCAGGGGGTCGAGGGTTCGAATCCCTTTGCTTCCACCACCAGACACATCTCCATCTTGGAAATCGTCTCTGGGCGTGCATTGTACTGTTACACAAGCGCAGTACGGTCATTTATTTGGTGCGGTACTCCTTAACTACACCACGAAGACGATAATCCTGCCCGCACCGCCCCCACCTGAGGGTCATTTACACAGGGTTACGTCAAGCCGAAAACATCATGCCGAGTGGCGAAAACGGCTGCGGCATGGGCGAGACAAATTCGTCTCGTCAGCCATCTTTTGAGAGCGACCTCCACGCGGTAGATGGCGGGCAACGCAGATTTCTGCGGCTAACACTCTCTGATTCTTGGATAGGTGTCCGAGTGGTTTATGGAACTGGTCTTGAAAACCAGAGATGCATCCGCGTCCGTGGGTTCGAATCCTACCCTATCCGCCATTGCAGTCGGATACACTCTGTACCCGGCTGCTTTTTCGTATCTTTGCGTTGTTTTTTATCGTAGCAGAATCATTTTTCCCCGATAGGAGTTTTCTTTGATTTTGTTGCGATTTGTGAACATTACGTTAATCATGGTTGTACTCAGTATACTTTCAAGGAAAAATGTGGTATAATGCATATAGAGCGACAGGGAAAACGAAATATCAGAAGTCCTCCGCTCTTCACATCGTTTCATTGATGTGGGGACTCACCCCACACAGTAAAAAAGGAGAAGTAAAATCATGCGCAAAAAGTCTATGATGAAGAATGTGCTTGCAGTTGCCATGGCTGCTACAGTCGCAATCTCTGTTACCGGGTGTAAGGGCAAGAAGAATCAGGATGCTGTCTCTTCTGCTCCTGCGACCAGCCAGAGCGATTCCGCAAGCACCGTACAGTCCGAAACCCCCGACACTGCCGAGAAGGAAGATACCAGCGCGGCGGCGTCCGAGAGCAAGCCCGATTCCGATGCTGCCAGCACCGAGAACAAGACCACTGAGTCTGGGGCTGCTTCCGACAAGGCTGAAAAGCCCGCTGCCAGCCAGAACGCGAACCCCGACAATGTTTCTACCAAGGACGGTCCCGCCAAGGCTCCCGTCTACAACACCCATAAAACCACCACCGGCACCAAGACTCCTGCCCAGAAGCCTGCTGCAGTGACTCCCGCTGCCGCTCCTGCCGAGAAGAAGTCTCAGCCCGTCTACACCTTCACCGTGCGCCATCATGACGCCACCTGCACCACGCAGGGCTATGATGAGCATATCTGCAACGAGTGGGGCGGCATGAACTACAACGACAACTATGTTGCCGCCAAGGGTCATAGCTGGGATAACGGCACCGTGACGAAAGCTGCCACCTACACCGAGACCGGCATCAAGACCTTCAAGTGCAAGGATTGCGGTGAGACCCGTACTGAGGAGATTCCTTCTCTGGACAAGACCTACCACATCCTGCAGGTCGTTGCTCCCACCTGCACTTCCGAGGGCTATACCATCTATGAGTGCAATGAGGTTCCGGGTCTTACTTACAAGGGTGATTTCACCGACAAGACCCCGCACACCTATGATGAGGGTGTTGTGACCAAGGAAGCGACCATCTACGAGAAGGGCGTCAAGACCTTTACCTGCTCTGCTTGCGGTGATACCTATACCGAGGATATCCCGATGGTGGAGAAGACTTGGCACAAGGGTGATACGGTTGCTCCCACCTGCACTGAGCAGGGCTACACCGTCTACATCTGCGACCAGGACGCCACGCTGACCGAGAACCGCGATTTCGTGGACGCTCTGGACCATGATTGGGGCGAGGGTGTCGTCACCAAGGCTGCTACCTGCACTGAGGATGGCGAGAAGACCTTTACCTGCTCTCGTGACGGCGCGACCAAGACTGAGGTCATCCCGGCTGTGGGTCACAAGTGGGACGATGGTACTGTCACCACGCCCGCTACCTGTGAGGCTTCTGGCGTGAAGACCTACAAGTGCCTGAACGATGGCTGCACCGAGACTAAGACCGAGGAGATTGCCGCGCTGGGTCATAACTACGATGACGGCGTTGTCACCAAGGCTGCTACCTGCACTGAGGATGGCGTCAAGACCTTCACCTGCCAGAACGACAAGAGCCATACCTACACCGAGGTCATCCCCGCAACCGGTCACGATTACGATGATGGCGTTGTGACCACCAAGCCCACCTACACCGAGAACGGTGTCAAGACCTTCACCTGCCGTAAATGCGGTGATACTTACACAGAGAGCATTCCGGCTCTGGGTTACACCTACAACGAGACCGTGGTCGCTCCTACCTGCACTGAGGACGGCTATACCATGCACGAGTGCGTGGAAGATGCCACCAAGTCCTTCAAAGACAACATCGTCCCTGCGCTGGGTCATGAGTACAAGGAAGTCACTACTCCCGCCACCTGCAAGGACGCTGGCAGCGTAGATAAGGTCTGTGAGCGCTGCAACGATAAGCAGCATGTCCGCGATATCCCCGTCAATGAGGAGCATCAGTGGGACGAGGGCGTTATAACCAAGGAGCCTACTGCCACCGAACCGGGCATCAAGACCTATACCTGCACCGTCTGCAACAAAACCAAGACCGAGAGCATTGCCAAGGTCCATGTCCACGAGTACACGGGTCTCGGTGAAATCGTCAAGGAGCCCTCTTGCGAGACTGAGGGCGAGCGTTGGATGTACTGCACCAATGATGGCTGCGACAGCAAAATTCTCGCTCCTATGCCCGCTATCGGCAGCCACGACTGGGACTTCGAGCACACCGAATGCCTGAAAAAGGCTACCTGCACCGAGCCGGGCACTATGCTGATGCACTGCAAGCGCGATGCTTCCCATACCATGACCTACTCCTATGGTGGTACTGGTCATATTTGGGATGAGGGTGTCATCACTACCCAGCCCACTCATGACGAGTACGGCGTCAAGACCCTGCATTGCAAGAACTGCGATGCGACCATGACCGAAAAGGTCCTGCCCACCAAGTACACCTTCACCGTTACCGTTGTCCCGCCGACTTGCACCGAGGACGGCTACACGATGCACAAGTGCAATGAGGATGACAGCTTCTCTTACAAGGACAACATTGTACACTCCACCGGTCACCATGCCGAGATGCGTGTCATTGAGCCTACCTGCAAGGAAGAGGGTCGCACCGAAATCTACTGCACCGTCTGCGGTGAAGTGAGCACCGTTCTCTCTACCACGCCCAAGAAAGACCATACTTGGGATAACGGTGTCGTTACCACCGAGCCTACCACTGAGCATGAGGGTGTCAAGACCTACACTTGCACTGGCTGCGGCGAGACCAAGACTGAGTCCATCGCTCGTCTGCCCGCAAGTGCCAAGGTGGCTGCAAACCCTATCGTAGCCGGGGCTGAGCCTGTTGTCGAGGTTCCGGCGCAGGAAATGAGCGCCGAGAGCATCAACGCCGAGACCTATGTCGCAGAGACTCCGGTTGAGTCTGCTGTACCTGCTGAAACTTCTTCCGAGCCCGTTGCTCCTGATGAGCCCACTGTACCTGCTGAGCCCACTGTACCTGCTGAGACTCCTGCAGAGCCTGCCGCTCCTGTTGAGTCTGCTGAGACCGAGAAGTCTGCCGAGACTTCCGAGGACAGCACCGACACCAAGCAGGAAGATGCCGACATGCCTAAGGAGACCGAGGCTGAGGTCGTAATCGTTGATGGCGCTGCGGAGTAAATCTCCCGTTTCCAACACTACAACATAGGTCCGCAAAGACCTGAATCCATCGAGGCTTGCCGGGAAACTGGCAAGCCTTTTTTATTGCCTGGCAGACTTGCATGGTGCTGCTTACGAAACAAAGAAAGGTGATACGAATGATTGATTATATTGAGAAAGCAAAGGCGTTCGCCATGATGGCGCACAAGGGCCAGACCGACAAGGCAGGGGAAGACTACTTCACGGCGCATGTGGCCGTTGTCGCAGACGGCGTTGAGCCTGACCCGCTGGTGAAAGCTGCCGCCTACCTGCACGACACGGTGGAGGATACCGGCACCACGATAGATACCATCAGAGCGGAATTCCCTCAGGAAGTTGCTGAGGCGGTCTCTGTACTGACTCGGAAAAAAGATATGACCTACGCAGAGTATATCTGGCATGTTAAGCAAAACGACATTGCCGTCAAGGTAAAACGCGCAGACCTCGTCAGTAACATGGACCTTAACCGAATCCCGTATCCTCTCACAAGCAAAGACCTTGCACGAGAAGCCAAGTATCTCCGTGCCTACAAGATGCTTGATGGCAGAAAGACAGTCTCTGCCGTAAACCCCTATGCTCTGTATGACTATCTCATTACCTGCGGATGGGAGAATGACCCTACTGAGAATTCCGCATCCGAATCTCCCGTTCTGAAAGCGCCTTCAGGCTCCTACAAGGTGCTGGTTCCCCTTGATATGCAGCGCACAGACTACGAGCAGCGCCTCAGAGACGCTCTGGAAACGCTTTGTTTCTTCGAGGCGGCACCGATGTGCGATATCCTCGAAACGCTCTTATACTGGACGCCAGCACCCGCAGAGAGCAAGTCCTGAGCCGAGGAAACGCCATTTTAGAAACTTGCAAAGACTCGCGTTTGTGTTGCTGTTGTTTTTGGCTGCTTTCTGAAAGTGCAGTTTCAGCACTGATTCGCACAAGACGAATACGACAAGCAAGCGAGCAAAATGCGACTCGCCCAGATGTTAATTGTTTGTGAATCATACTTGTACTCGCTACAAATTTGCATCAAAATATGGTATAATACAATCATAAAAACAGCGATAAAATGTGATATTCGCTGCAAAATCAAGCCATGTAACTGTCGTCTGCTTTTGCGGACGACATACTATGCTCCAGTGGCGGAATTGGCATACGCAGCGGCTTCAAACCCCGTTTTTCTCCGGGTTCGACTCCCGGCTGGAGTACCAAAAATTTTAGAATCGATTTTATAGGAGTGTGTCCATGAACATCATAAACGCAGTGACCATCGGAAAACTCATCGCCGCGCATCGTGAAGGTGACGAGGAAAAATTCAGGGCTTATGTCGAGTTCATTGCCGAAGCCTATGAGCAGCAGGGAAATGACCGTGCCGCTAACATCATCCGCAGCAACTATACCGGTGACTATGGTGAGCAGGGGAAGGTCGTTCTGGATGAAGCAACAGAACAGACTACATACTACGAGACGGGCTGGTATGAACCTGACATTTTGGGGTCCGGTGGCTCCTATCGCGGAGTTACAAAAACAAGCTCAGAGGAAGAAGCGTTGCAACGGCTGCTGAAACACTCTGCCGACTATGCACATCGTATCACTGTATATAAGAAAGACGGCAAAACCATAAAGCGGGAAATCGCCGAGTATGACCAGTGGGAAAAGAAGTGGAGGACATGATGAAGTGGAATGTATTTTCTCTCGAAGCCGTTAAAGAGGCATTAAAACCCAAGTTTGTACTGGAGAAAGTCCGTTATGCGACCGACGACGAAGAGTACGGTGAAGGTGAGTCTACGCGCTTGGTTTTCCGCAATGTGGGAGAAATGCCGGAAATCGACTATATTAAGCGGACCATCTGCACCTTCATTCAGGATACCTACATTCACTTCAAGGACAAGAGCCTTAAGCCGATGCAACTTTGGCAGGACAACCTCAATGAAAGTGAGGACCATATCCGCTATTCCACGAACAACCTTGTGTCGCCGCCGCTGGAACTCGTCGGTGAAACATACATCTCCGATGAGAGCCACTTCCACAAGTGGCTGGTAGCCCAAGGAGGGACCGAAGTTCTTGAGAGAGCGTCCGTCACCATTGATGTTGATGTGATTTACGCCTATGACAATGTCGATAAGGTTGAGAAAAGTTCCGAAGACGGCGAGGTACATGGCGTTCTCATCAACAGTACAATGTATCTACGCGAATCGGAAATCACGCAGGTTGCTCAGCTTATCAAGGACGAAAGGCTCCGCAATCGCGTACTGACGCTGATGCGTTCTCATCGCCGTATTGTCTCGGCTCCCGAAAAAGAAAATCGCAATATTCGGGAAGTCGCTTCTGCACAGATGTTGCCTGTGGAGTAAACCGATGAAGCATAGAATTTCAGAAATCGGCGTTCGGATGCTCGAGTACCAAGAACAGCTTGCCAGTGAATACAAATACAAACCTATCCCGCGCACCTTTTTCTGCGATGTGCGAGCCGAGTTTCAAAAGGCATTGCCGAAATGGTGCAATGTGTCCGGTGACACGATTTCGCTCGAAACCGCTGATGGCACAGTCATTACCAACGGGTACAACCGTATTGTGATTGGTGACTATGGTGCATTTGTTGAGTTTTCCCGCGTCCAAGCCTGTATGCGCCGCCTCAAAATCAAAGAAGGGCAAATGTATCGCGCAAAAGACCCTCGCTATGCTGAGCATGTCAAATATCTCTGGCTTACGGCAGATGATGGTTCGAATGTGAAGGTGTACGACCAGAAGCGTCCGGTAGAATATGCTGACTACATGCTGGGGATGCTGTATGTTAGTGTGTATGAGGTGTTCCCACACATCTAAGAAAATCAAAATATGAAGTTTTACCCAGTTCAGGGTTGGTTTTTTTATCGAGAGTGCCGCAAAGACTACTGGCTCACGGAGGTAACCGACAATGACTGACTCAGACAAAGCAATTGCATTGCGCCCATCATACTGGGCAAGCGTATCTGGCGGAAAAGATAGCCTGTATATGCTCAATTACATACTGCACAATCTGGACAGATACCCGCTTGACGGCGTGGTTCACTTTGAACTCGAAATCGACTACCCGTTTATACATAACGTTATCGACTATATGGAAACGGAGTGCAAGCGAGCTGGCATCCAATTTGTGCGAATCAAGCCGAGGAAAACGTGGGAAGAATTGTATGATAAATGCGGTTTTCCAACAAGAAAAGTAAGATGGTGTAACGGTCACTATAAACTTGATGCAAAGCGCCAACTATCCGAATGGCTGAACGAAGTCGGTTTTTATGTAGTGCATTACATAGGCTATTGCGCCGATGAAGAACACCGTTTTAACAAGCGGTTGAGTTCCAAAAAGTTAGAGATATACCCTCTCGCAGAAAACGGCATTAACGAGGATGTGATTTTGGAATGGGCAAAGACACAGCCGATTTTCAACAACTACTACAAAACCAACAAGCGCTGCGGTTGTATGTATTGCCCCATGTCCTCGTATTTGAATTTCGCATATCTGTATAAATACTACCCCGAAAATTTCCGGTATATGCTCGAAAAAATGCGGGAGACGGAAGAATTGAGAGAGAAAGAGCTTGGTAGACCGTTCTCTGTGATTTCATCGAATCCCAAATATAATGCGGATTACTTGGAACACATCGTCAAAACGAAATGGCTCAAAAAGCTCAATGAAATGGAGATGACCAACAATGACTATGTCGATGCGCATTGCGTCGGTGTGGATGTGGATGGTAACATCACTGTCCACTGGGTTGCATTAAAGAGTATTGGCAAAACGGTGTTTTCCAACGCAGTTGACGCTGCCAAGTATGCCGCAGAAATGTCGGATTATTATGATAAGCACTACTCCTTTGGCGGCAAGCAAATCAAAAGAACACAGTGGGAACATTTTCTTGAGAAGGACTAGGCATGGGCAAGCACAAGAATAAAAAGCGCACACCGATAGGTTCACTTCATCGAATCCTCGCGTCTTGGACGCAGATAAGCCAAAAAACTCAACCTCAAGTTGATTGCGGCATGAAGAAGCACAAAAACAGGAGCAGATATGAGTTTACGCGGAGAGCCCTTGTTTGAGGGACTGAATTTTAAGGATTTGTTCGGGAAAGAACTTATTGTCGATAAAGTGTTCTGGAGTTATGACGGCATTTCGCTGCTCTGCGTATGCAAGGATGAGGACGAAAAATTGTATTTCTGTAACTGCACAGAAGTGCGAAGCGAAGAGCGTTGGGTCCTGTATCCGGCAACAGAGCAGCAAATCGAACAAATCGTCAGTAAAAGCAAGACCCCGGCCGAAGTATTCCGGGATAGCCGTGTAGTGTATATATATACCATCGGCTTGGATACAGACCAAGGAACATTGAGGGAACTGACTGTCGATGAACTGTCAGATGCAGACAAACTTCCGGAAGGAGAGCATGTGTAAATGAGCAAGCACGAACTCGGCGCAGACCGCGTTTTCCACGAAGGTGCTGGTTACTGCGAATAAACATCAACCACAAGTTGATTGACCAGAACCACAAAAGTGGTATAATGTAAACAGAACGAAACGAAAGGAGACAACCGAAGATGCTGTGCAAGACTGTTAATGCTATGTCGTTTGCTGAGTATAGTTATGAATCTGAATTCGAGTCCTACGAATCCAGCTTTGTTTCCTATACCCATCGACAGGCAAAAACAGACCTCGAACGGCTGCGGTGCGTCTTCTGACGGCATTTGCATTCCGAACGCTGCTTGTCGATTCATTTCGGCAGGCAGCGTTTTTTTGTTGCCTGCAATACAGAAAGGCAGCGAAAGAAAATGAATGTTCCAACTATCGATATTGTGCAGACGGGTGCCAATATTAAGGCACTGCGTAAGGCGGCAGGCATCAAGGTCAAGGATGTGGCGGATACGCTCGGTGTATCCACGCAGGCGGTAGCCAAATGGCAGGCAGGCACAGCACTTCCTACCATCGACAATCTTGTGATTCTCGCCGCGATGCTCGATACGAAAATCGATGACATCCTCGTCATCGCATAACCCACTCGCCGCAGGATTGCGGCTATATGGCCGAATAGACGAATTGGTTAAGTCGCAAGCCCTTCAAGCTTGAGAGTATGGGTTCAAGCCCCATTTCGGTCACCATCTGCTTCTGTAGCTCAGTTGGTAGAGCAGTAGGTTGAAGCCCTATGTGTCGCTGGTTCGATTCCAGCCGGGAGCACCATATGCGCCGGTATGCAAGAGGTTAAAGCAGGCGGTCTGTAAAACCGTTCCGTTACGGTTCGTAGGTTCGAATCCTACCCGGCGCACCATATGTGTCGGTATGCAAGTGGTTAAAGCAAACGGTCTGTAAAACCGCTCCGTTACGGTTCGTAGGTCCGAATCCTACCCGGCACACCATAAGGCCCCTTCGACAAGTTGGTCTAAGTCGCCAGCCTCTCAAGCTGGAGTCGGCAGTTCGAGTCTGCCAGGGGTCATACAAGCACCCACAACGAGATAGTAAAGTTTAGAGTTCGGTAGTCAACTTTATTGTTTAACAAAACGGGTGCAAATCTGCAGAGGTCGCCCAAAGGTAGGGCAACGGATTGCTAATCCGTCGTCGGGTCAATCCCCGGCTTGCGAGTTCGAATCTCGCTCTCTGCGCCATATGCTCATGTGGCCGAGTGGCCGATGGCAGCGGTCCAGAAAACCGCCGGTGAGAAATTGCCCGAAGGTTCGAATCCTTCCATGAGCGCCATTGCCTCTAAAATTTTCGATTTCAGTCGAGAATTTTAGAGGCACTTTTTTGTTTGTGTCTTATTTGTTACGATTCGCTGTCCATGGTTGTACTGGATACACATTTGTGGTATAATGCTAATAAAGTAACGGAGGTGCGCCATGATTTTTGAAATGACTGAAAAGCAGTATCAGCTGTTTTTGCATGTCATGCAGGTAATGCAGACATTCTACGGCAATGATTTTTCTTCCATCTGCAAAGAGGTGGGTGACGCCTACGGTGTGCATGATGCCGATATTGAAAAGGCGTATACGATGTTCACGGATTTCAAGGTCACCGCTCCCGTGCCTTCCATGCAAAACGCAGCGAAGGAGATTTATCATACTGCGCTCTCGGCAACGAATATCGAGGCAGAGAACAAGGAGAACCCGTATACTAAGCGCATCGACATGAACGAAAGTGCTTGGATAAAAGCTGCTGCCATCCTCGATGCTTATTCAAGAATTCTTATGGGACAGTTCAGCATCATCTATGAAGTTCTCGATATAGCTGATACCGATAATAAACCGCAGTTGCAGGCGTATCATGACGCTCGTTGGGGCGGCGTTGGTATAGCAGAAGCCCGTGACCTTCTGATTCCGCAGCTGAGAAAACTCCGGGTTGGCTGGAATGGCAATTTCGGCATCTCCAACGCAGGGCTTGCCTACAACAGCAAACTTGCCTATGAGATGCTCAAAGCAATCCTGTATACGTGCAGGCAAGGGGACGGCACCGTTCTGAAAGTAACGGACGAACCGCTGATGTATGCGCCCGGCAAATCAAATATTCATGCGTTGTAAAGCATCTTTTTAAGAAGGAGATTTCATGAAAGCCAACTATAAAGTCGTAAACAACCGTCAGGCGCAGCTGAAAAAGGTCATTCAGAATTTTGAGCCTACGGGTGTGTGCGCGTTCCTCATGTTTCGCTACTATGTTATGCAACTGATGGCCGAATCGGAAGCTGCAGGTGGGCTGAATGTACCGCTTAGCGATTCCGCTGAACTGCGAGTGAGTGACAATGTCGATGGGTTCTTCTCCAGTGCGAAGGATGAGGCTGTTTCGAATTATCTTGACCCTGACGACGAATCTAAGGATGTCATCATCCATTTCGATGGCACTCCGGAAGAATTCTCCAAGGAACTTGAATCGTACATTCTCGTGGCTATGGTTAGCAACTTTGAGCACGCATTCCTCGATTTTTCGGATGTCACTGGTATCAGCCGTGGGCACTTCGAGTTGGCTGTCGCAAAATTTATGTCCGAATACGAACAGACAGAAGGAAAGGTCAACAGCTTTTGTGACTACGAATATGAGGAGTGATGAGTTGTGACGGTTCTCGAAAATGCACTTGCGGTAAATGACGGCAAAGCGGTCGTCATTTCGATTAAGCGTGAATGGCTCTCTAAAATCATGGCAGGTGAAAAGACTCTCGAAGTCCGCAAATCCCGCCCTTGGGAAATCTCGTTTCCGTTCGCAGTATTCTGCTATGAGACAAAGGCGAACGGCGGTGCAGGGGAAATCATCGGGGCCTTTACCTGCGAGGACATCGACCAGCTGAACTGCCTGACGGGATTGTCTCCTTACTATGCAGACGGCGAAAAGCTGTCCGGTATGGCGGATAAGTTTATTCGGGAAAGCTGTATCGATATAGCCGCGCTGTTCGAGTATGGCAACAAAACCGGCATGCTGTATGGCTGGAATATCTCAAATGTCCGCAAACTTTCTCTGCCCATGCATCAGCTGCACCTGAAACGCGCCCCGCAATCGTGGCAGTACATCAACCTGAACGCAAACGATATCGAAAGCGTAGCTGCCGCCAGCGAGTGAGCAGGAAGCGTAGCTGCGAAGAAATTGGCGAAGGCGAAAGCGTAGCTGCATCTTAAAATCCCCCTTGCACAGTTGTGCGAATCGAATAGAATAGTAAGTGCATGATAGATACCATCTTCTGATTCCCCATACCGGTAGATTCACAATCTGTTATGTGCTTAGAGCAGACTCTCGAAATGAGGGTCTGCTTTTTTGTTTCCATTTTAGAAAAGGAGGTAAACCTTGAATACCAAAACATTTACGAAATTTGCAAAAGCAGCCGAAAACTGCCGCTACAAGAACGATTTTCAGTTTGATTTGGTGCAGTGCGAGAAAGCGTATCAAATGGGCGGCGAGATGCGGATTGAAGCCGAATGCTGGCTGAATCTCTTTGAGAGCCTTGAAGAAGACGACATCAAATCTTATGTCAAGTCGGTCTATAGGCCAGGAGACCTTGACCCGTTTCGCAAGAAACTGCCGAAGGAGTAAGTCCCATAATGCAGATACTATTTCATCTCATGGCAGATACCGGATGTTTGCCGGACAAGGTCGTTCCGCAAATCCCTACGAATCGGATGAAGGGGGAGGACCAGGAAACACCGAGAATCTGTACCGGACACACACTCGATGACTGCCTGACCGGCATCGGTATCCCGCATTTCATATCGAGTTTCTTGCTATCGGAAATTCGGCAGGGGAGAAGCGCGAAACACGCCGCCGAAACGATGCTCCTGCCGTTCGTCGGGAGAGTGTATTGTGTCGAGGATAACAACCCAGCACTGATACTGGACGATAAGACAAAGTATTTCGTTGAAGATTCCGTTGTTACGCACGAATGCTGGCTGACGGAGTACATCGAACCCATCAGAACGGAAAAGCTATGGCTCGTGGACGGAGAAGTTCAGTTCATACCGTTTTCGCATAACGGCAAACAGTACGAATACCCTGTCGTTCTCGATTCTCAGTGGTCTTCGATTCTGATGCAGCCCGCTCCTGAATTCCGAAAATGCCTTCTCGATGTTACTAAGAAATGGCTTGAGGAAGAATAAGATGCGAGAAATGTGCCGTGAATAACAACACTGAAATGCAAAAATCGCACACAAAACCATGGCGGAGTCTTTTTCGGAAGACTTCGCCTTTTTTTGTTTTTCTCTTGCGTATCCGTGCGAACGGCATAGAATTGGTATTGTACGATAGATAACATTCTACACAGCCGAATCTTTCGGGCGTACATCATTCACAATTCTGTTTTCAAATTAGGCAGACTTACCATTCGTGGTAGGTCTGCTTTTTTTGTTTTCAGAAATCCGTATCCATCTTTTTGAACGCGACTGCAAGGAGGTCCGCTATGTTTAATCGCAATTCGAAGAAAAACACCCGCTTCGCCATCTATGCCGGTAACCCAGGTTTTTCCGGCATGGTTATCTGCTCCGATTTTATCGGGTATGTCAAAGCACCGTCGCTCAGCGACGCCTATGATGCAGCGTATCGGTATCTTGCCAACAGCGGATATACCGCCATCGTAGTCCGTGAAGCATGAAGTTTTTCCGACAACCGAACATCAATCACATCCCGCCGAACAGCTATTGTCGGCGGGAACTTTTATTCAAAGGAGTAATCACAATGAACGACAAACTGAAATTCTATGCCGGGACCACAGCTTTTATGCTCAGCGTTATCACCATCATAGGCTGCTTAGCCTGCTTTTTCTCGACGCCTGCGTATGCAGCGCCGGTAAAGCCAGCTGATGATTCTGATATCGAGTATGTCACGCCGTTGGAGGTTCATCTTCGTGAACTCAACGCTCAGCCGCCTTTCACGCCGGTACTGCCTGTACCCGAGCAGGAAACGACTGAGCCGGAGACTGAGTCTGAACCTGCCGTAGAGACGGCAGAGACTGCGGCGGAACCGGCAGAAGAACCTATGACGGACACGATGCCTCAGAACCTTTCTGACAATGAGTACGCCATCTATACGGCGTTGCGGAATGCAGGTCTTTCTAAGGCCGGCACTGCAGCTGTGATGGGGTGTATGGCAATGGAGAGCGGGCTTCGCGTTACTGCCGAGAATCCGAACGATGGAGGCTATGGGCTTCTGCAATGGACGCACGGTCGCAAGACGAATCTCTTGAACTGGTGCTATGCATCGGGTCTGGATGCAAGTTCCGTGTCCGGTCAGGTCCAATTCTTTGTCCATGAGCTCAATGCCACCTACAGTCAGGCAGCGGGGTACTCGTATCCGGTATACGAGACACTCACCACGAGCGACAGTGTAGAAGATTGTCTTGCGATGTTCTTCTCGCACATGGAAGCCGGTGTGAATGTTCCTATCTCGTCCAGCAAGGTCTATTGCGGGAATCTGACGACCTTACAACTCTACAACAAGCGGCTGAACGCTGCTTACAAGTATTTCTAAAAAATGAGGCGATTTACTATGACAAACACTGCGTATAAGACTCGAAAACTACTGTCTATGCTCTCCAGCGCTGAGAAGGAGAACGACGGTCTGATGCTGACGCATAACCTGCAAAACATGCAGTGCAACGGCAAGCAGACGGGCTGCTACGGGCACATCATGAATATCCTGAACGGGAAATGCGTGTATGTGACCACAGAACGGTCTTGCTATCAGCCGATTGCCGACAAGAATATGGTTCGCTATGCCGCCGATATGAAGGATTACTCCTCTGTATCGCTCGGTGCCAAGGGCCGCAACCAGTTCGTTACCAATGATGAGTTGGTCGGAAAAATCGTTGACATGCTTCGCTAACCGGAGCAAGAAAAGGAGTATCGCCATGAACAGAATCATCTATACCATCTTCAAAACCTTAGCCGCCCTGTTTGTTCTCTTCATCTTCCTGAGCATCAGTGCTTTGGCACAGTCCTTCACGCTGCACAATATCGCGCTGCTCGTGGTCAGTGTCATTTGCCTGAACAAATGCTGCGGGATGATGCTTGCGGCAAAAGCTGAAAGAAAGTGAGGAAAAATCATGAATACCAATATTCGCTGGCTCGCCGCTTATACTGCGGACATCTTTGACGATTATCTCGCCGAGATAAAACTTCCTATCGTTTGCAGTGATGCAAGCGAGGAAGAAGACCGGCATAGCAACGAAAACAGTGCGATGCTGTATGGCATGGAATACTGGAATCTCGTGGAAGATATCGAAGCCTATCTTCGTGCCTCTGCCGAGAAACCGGTCAATCCGAATGAAATTCTTGCCATGTTCGACACGCTTCTCACGGATAAGGGTCACAGTGACTCGATTCCGAGCGGAGAGAAGCGCGATGAAATCATTGCAAGAATCGATAAACTCCTGAAACCAGCGGAGGTAACGAGATGACACTTACACGAAAAGGCTGGAATAGCCTGAAACCCATCACAGCCCCTGACCAGATGCCCGCACCCATCCACTGGAATCCAATGAGTGATGACTGGAAACAATGGATGGACAGCCATCAGGTATATAACGGCGAATCGAGATTCTCCAAAGAGATGCTCGATGCCATGAAAGCACTGCATGACAAGATTCTCAGCTTCGGCGGAGACGAGGTCTGTATGACTGCCTACGACGAAGACGCCGTAAAAACACTCAGTCGGGGGCAGTTATTCTATGGCAGCAGCTATATGCGCAAAGGTCAGCCCAGTCAATGTCACGCGAATTCCGCTTATCTTTGGGATGCAAACCGTGGTCACTGCTCTATTGCGACCGGGTACGCTCTTTCTGAGGACGGGCTTTGGCGTTGTCATTCCTGGGTCGTACAGCCCCGGAGTCGCACGATGCGCGTCTGGGAAACGACCGTTAAGCGTGTGGCGTATTTCGGATTCGTGATGAACGATACCGAATGCCAGGAGTTTTTGGACAACAACACCTGACTACAGAGGGGTCATTTGCGTGAACGAATCTAACAATATCCAGAAGTTATCTGAATACGGCATGATTGCTCCGGACGGAACATGGTATCCCTGTGAGTTCGGAGAACATGCGGCTCTTGCGGGGCGCATCATCATGCAAAACAGAGTACGCCTGAACCTCTCTGATAAAGAAGTCTTAGACATGGCCTATGATTGGAGCGGGAAGGGTCTTGATTACCTGTACCGGCGCGGCTGGATTGCGGTTCGTAATCCGTCTTTGGGTAAGACATTCCTCGATATGGACGCCACCAAAACCGCAACTCAGGCACAGGTGAACACCGTTTTCGATTACATCCACAAATATGAACGCTATGACATGGATATTTCCAAGCTCACAGCGTTCTAAAAGGAGAATTGAAATGAATAATACTATGATTCCGATTTTACCGGAACTGAAATCTGCGATGAAGCAGGTCACGAAACAATATCAGTCGGACTTTGACCTCGACACAAAAGTCATTCAGAAAGCCGCAAAGGAAGCGAAAGCCGACGGTAAACCTCAGACATTTCTATGGTTTTGCCGGGAAAGCGGGACCTACATTGCGCGGGAATCTAACGCGTATTTGAAGGAATCGCCGATGTACATCTCCTACCACTACTATGCGGACCAGCAGAGACGGGAAGCGAAAGGCATCAAGGCGTATGTCGTCACCGTTACGGGACTTGATGGCAGAAAACCCTTGGGGTTCGCAACGCCCATCGACTATTTCAAGGAATGCGAGCGGCAGAAACGGTATGCCGTTCCTGCAAATCGGATTGCTTTGCATTTTGAGAAGGAGACGGTCGTTACGGAAAGACCCAAAACTATCCCGCGCCATCACAGCGAGTACGGAGAACTCAAATCCGTCACCTATCTGCCGGATGATGATGCTGCGCTCGACTATGCGCTTTCCATGGTGCATCAGAGCCGCGAGAAGTCCAGCCGAAAGGTAGGTGCCTGAATATGGGTAAGATTATCGAGTTGTCCCATGACGATGTTCAGAACGAACTTGCCTATGCTCTTATCTGCGAGACTATGGAGGGTGCATACTGGAATTCCGGGCGCAGACGCCGCATGTTCAGCAAAGCCTTTACGCGCAGTGAACAGCAGCGCATCTCGAACATCAAGGCTAAGGCACATAAGTGGTATCTCGTTACAGGCGTGCCGGAAAAGGTACGCATGAGTTACGATAACTACTTGCTGTGGCAACGCCTTGCGAACTTCTGTGCAGCTATCTGAGTATCAGCAATGCCAATACAATGGGCTTTCCTTTTTGGAGAGCCCATTTTTGCTTGCATGTTTGTGCGAACCGAATAGAATGGAAGTGTACGATAGATAACATTCCACTTAGCAGCATTTGCCACCGTACAATTCACAACCTGTAAACAATGAGCAGACTCACCGTCTTGGTGAGCCTGCTTTTTGTTTTAATCAGAAAGGAGCACTGTTTAGGACCAGTATCAAAGACATTACAACAAAGGATTACGGCAGGGAGGAATAACAGACGTCAACAACTCCGCCTAAACCGGCTCGCCGGTTATAGACGGGAGGAGTGTTTTATCTCTGGGCGTCGTACATCGGGAAGCTTTGCTCTCAAAAGACTAGACGGCACAAGTATTTCCGAAAGTGTAACATTCAAAAAATTGCGGCTGTTGGAGCCTGCAACAAATTATTTGATTGAAAGGATGTGAGTAGGCAATTTCTCCCACGACTAAAGTCGTGGGTTTCCTTGCCACAATTTATGACAGCTATTTCTCCTATTAGAATTCACAAGCCGGATTCTTGCCACGGTTGGGGCATTGAGTTCAATTACGAGCGGCCCTTCTGGGATGCTAATGCGACGAACTTTGTGGTCGCTGTGCGGCAGGCAATGCAAGATAAAAAAGGTTCAGCTATCTGGTTCCACCAAAGCGGGAGTGATTCCGAAATTCATGGTTGCTATCATGGTTACCAGTATTTTGAGGTCTGGGACGCATGTGCGGAAAAAGAGGCAAAGCGTATGGCAACTATGATTGCCGAGAAAATTCAAACGGTTGTATCTACAACTTGACAAAAAGTGAAGTGAGGTAAGATTCATGAATATGAACGATACTATTGACCTGAGCGGAATCAGCGCAGATAATGTCTACCGTATCCGGAGGTCAAAAAAGAATGGTAAGCTCATTTCCCATAACGAGTACGGGAAGGTCATTATCATCAAAAATTGGAAGAATCTTCATGTAGGATATGGCAAAGTGGTTTCCTTTGAAAACAGAGAAAACTGCATTCTCGCCACGATGAAGAATGTTTCTTATGACTTCTACGAGGAATACAACGAAAAAACTGGCGAAGTAGAGGCTGTTCCGTATGAGGAACTGACTCGTATTTTACAGGAGCTCGGTTTTGCACATGAATACAAAGAAGACATTGATAAAGACAATATCTTTGATGTATGGGCAAATCTGAATTCCGGCGTACTTATTACCATCGAAACTTGGAATCAAGACGGAGAACGAGGTTACAACTCAGTTAAATGTTATGTGCCGGTGAATGGTGCTTTTACGATGCGCGAATCGACCGGTTTTTCCTATGGCAGCAGTTATTTAAGCTGCTTTAATATCGTGCATAATACGCGTGATTTCCCTTTGCACGAGTGTATGGAATTCAACAACGGCTCTATGGATTGGCATGGAAGTCATCCCGCTTTGTGGCACTATGGAGAGGGGCATTAAATCAATTACGCCAAAGCTCTCGCCAAAATCCGTAAATTCAAGGACGCTGACATCGGCGAGCGTTTTAATATGCAGTTGGATGATGCGTTCAAGCAATTCGCTAAAAATGGCCACTTAGTAGATTGAAGGGTGCAACATGAAACTTTGCGAAATCTTTTCGTTAACGCGCTACGACCAAAAGATGTACATCTACGTCACAAACGCCTATGACCAGAACGTTAGTCTGGGTCGCGGGACACGGTATGACATTATCTGCGACGCAGAAAACTGTGATGATATCCTTCCTCATATGCTTGATGAGGTGGATATGATTTCCGTCACACCGGATGGAGGTTTGCAGGTTCTTGTTCGGGATAGGATGTACGAAAAGCCGCTTGAAGAGCAGTACGACAAAGATTATGCGGCTACGTGGAAAAATCACGATAAAAGTACGCGGCCATTTCGGTTTAGTGCTGAACTCGAAGACATGCAACCCGTCAAATAAGAAGAAAAGAGGAAAAAAATGATGTTTCCAAGTAAAGAAATCGTAGAAAACCTTCGGAAGCAGTTTCCAGCAGGTTGCCGTGTTCGACTTGTCAAAATGGGCGATATTTAGGCTCCGACCATTGGAACTCTTGGAACTGTATACGGCGTCAATGATACGGCGTCTTTGCTGGTTCATTGGGACGACGGTTCCGGTCTGAATGTGATTTACGGCGAGAATATCGCCGAGAAAATTTGAGGTGAAAAAATATGATGTATTTAAAACAGTTTCCAGATATTTGCCGTGAAATGGGATTCGCTGTCAAGGAGGACTTCAAAATTGTCACTCTGAGCATCCCCGACATTCATTACTCTATCGACATCAACAAAAAACTCTTTTTGGAGGACCTTGAGTTGATGCTTGATTCGTACAGTGAAGAGTGTGAAGCAATCGCCATTTCTGAGGCTGATGACACCGGTATGTTCCAGACAGAAGTGGACGCCTGCCATCAGCACGCCGAATATCTCAAGGCTGTTCTTGAAAAGCTGCTGGATAAGCTGAGAAAGGAAGTCGATAAAGCGCGTCTCTATTCCACATCTTCCCATGAATTTCCGATTGTCATGAAACAGATTGATGCATCCTGTTACAAAGCATATGTGCCCACGAAATCTAATAATGGGTTCATTGTTCAGGAATACATCTTTGACCTGGATGACATTGGAAAAAACGATGAGAAGAAAATTCGCGCTCAGTTCGATGAACTTTTCCAGAAGACGAACGCTGCTGACAGCTACCGTCTTTTGGCGGAGCTTGCCATCGAGGTTGGATACATTGTCCCGGCCTGCGGAATTTTTTTCAAAAGTATGGGCGACGCTGTGTCGTACATCAAGACGAAAACCGACGTTGACATGACAATCGTGCGGTCCGATAAGACAAATCTTGAAACGATTCGGACATTGGATAAGTTTCACTTGGCAATGCTGCTGAATCATATCTGCGCGGACAGCAAAAATCGCCCCTCCTCCACCACAGGCTGGTGTGAATGGTTGGGCAATAACTGGAATTCTATGACTTGAACCATTTTTTAGAAAATCGAAAATGTGGAAAATACCTATGCAATCGTCACCAATCAGGGACCGTTTGATATCGACGGTATCGAAGTGTATGATGCTTGTGTCTCGTATGACGCTGAGAATGTGGTTTATTCCGCTGTCAAGAAAAGCGGAGAAGTCGTCGAGTCGCTTGTGGAGCCGCAAAAAGTTCTTTACCCGAAAAAATAAAAACTCGGCAGAGAAGCTGCGAACTTTCTCGACTTTTTGGTAGGCAACTTTTCTTTTTGTCTTGCCAAAATGTGCGAATCGGATAAAATGGGTATTGTACGATAGATATCATTCCAAATCGAAAAGGCTTTCTGCCTTTTGTACATTCACAATTTCGCTTGAAGAGCGGACTTCTCAATTCTGAGAGGTCCGCTCTTTTTGCATCCAAAACACAAAAAAAGGAGTTTGCATCATGAACAAAACTGTACCAACTATCGAAATGAACCCCATCGACGACATCCAGCATCTGCTCGAGGAATCCGGCTGCTATGAATCGGAAATCGAGATGATGATAACCGCTGGCACCTACGATGCATTTGTCCGCAGGGTTCACGATGCCATCGACTGGGGTTATCTCTGCACGCAGATGACTGAACTGGAGAACAACACGATTTCCGCTGCCATCGACAAAGTCCATGGCATGACTACCAAGACGGAGGATGATGCGTGATGTTTAAGAATCTGGTGCGTTCGGAAAAATACCTCATTACAGCTGTGCTTTACCTGCCTAAAAACATGGACACCAAGATGGTTTCGTTCCTGTCTTCGGGCGCTGGCACCGCAATGCTCGATGACTTGGATAAGCGCGGATACCGTGTTTTCTGTGTTTCGCTCAATTTCGAGCTAAACGCCGAATTGACCAATACTTACAGCTGCAAGCCCGCCAATTCACTGCTCGAATTGATGAAGCGTGACCTGCGCCTTATCTCCGAGCCGCACATCTACATTGCTGGGTACTGTGACCGGAACGCATCCGAGTGGCAGATGGTTAAGAACTCGACAACAGGTCTTCCTCTCGTATCGCTGGTAGACCATCCTACTGATGCACGGACAAAGGAAGCATTCCTCTATCGGCTCAATGAGAACGGAGAAGCCTGCATGGTGTTCGATTCCGCTTACTTTGGTTCCGCGAACACTCCGATTGGCAGCTACCAACTCACCGAAAAGGAAATCCGCGCCGTTCAGGCAGCGCTTCGCGGCGAGAACTATATTTACTAATCACAGAAAGGTGTATGTAACCATGAATCTTATCATCAACACAGTCGGCGGTCAGTTTCTGACTCTCACCCCGGAAATGCTTCAGGAAAAGCTCGGTCTCAAATCCGACATTCTTTCACTCGGTATTGAGGTATCTGACGACAATACCGCAATTACCGCTCAATCCTATACCAAGTGGGAGTGTGCAGGCGATACGATTTGCCCTCTCATTGATGTGAATGTGAAGAATGACGGCAAGGAAATGCAGGCAGCAATGTTCCAGCTTCCGACGCCCGAAATCCCTGCTCCTTTCTGCCGTCTGTATGACGAACAGGGCAGCGATGAGGAAGACTGGTTCGCAGCCGCAAGCTTCTCGCCCCGTTCTGACAATGATGACAGCAAGCATCCTGTGTTTGTGGACGACGGTTTCGGAAAGCCTGTCCCGGCATCCGATGTCATCCAGAACCGTGACGGAGAGTTATCTTCTCGGTGCTCGACCAGCAAGGAACTGTTTGACTTCAATGTCAAGGTCGCACAAAATCGCTGAGTTCGCTTTTAGTACAGCAAATCTATGTATGACAGGGAGTTGCCTTCGGGCAGCTCCTTTTTTTGTGCCTTTTTCGTTGCACATTCTTGCGAACCGCATAGACTGGTATTTATGGAGGTGTTTTCATCATTGAAAATTAAAAGAGAAATGCCTGTTTCAGTATCACCTACACTCAAATCCGCGTTTTCACTCGGGACAATCGTTAAGGTTCGGCAGGACGCCGACCAGAAATATATAATTATCGGCTATGCGACCGATATTGTGCCCTACGCCTACTATGCTGCGCCATGGCCGCAAGGATTCATTGACGGTGACAGCGTTTTCCGCGTCGAGCCGAACGAGATTTCCGGTATCGTTGCAGCTGGGACGCAGAACACCGAATCCGTCCTGTTCCTAGAGGCGCTGGATGAGGTCATGCAAAAAGGAGACAATCTATGACCGTTAAAGAACTGAAAATGATGCTCAACGATATGCCGGACGATGCTATTCTGTTGACCCGGAGTACTTTGGGCGCATCGGAATTCGAACAAGCCACGGCGCGGGAGATGACCGTTGTGAGCGTTCGCGGGCGCATTATGCTTCCGCGTCGGGCTTATGCGTGTGACCTTACGCCGGACGGACCCGCAAAGAAGGCAGTCTTGTTCGACTGAAAGGAGATGACAAAATGCAGCCCATCAACCAAACACCTCGAAGCGCCGACGGTGCCTACGAGCGCGAGACCATCATCAATTTCTGCGATGCAGAGAAAACCTGTTCGTACTATACGCGAAATTATTCCCGGATGTACGAGTTGCGAAAACTTGCAACAGAGCATCCCGATGAGGTAAAGCTGACCATCGACAGGGAGGATTGCGTTGAAGCAGAGCTTCCCAAAAAATGGGTAAAGCTCCGTCCTCCCATGATTATTTCGGATGAGCGCCGCGCGATTCTGGTCGAAAGCGGCAAAAGACTCGCGGCATTGTCGAAAGAAAAAGCGGCACTCAAAGCCGTGCAGGAAAAGGAATAAAGCCGATTGGCTTTATAATATAAAGTGTTTTTAGGAGGAATCATTATGTCCTACGGTTCTGAGGCGGCGGCCCTCAACGCACTTCTCAGCATCTTTGCTGGATTTTGGCTCGTCATCCTGGCATTCTTCGTTCTCAACATTGTGGCCGGCTGGAAAATCTTCGAGAAGGCCGGTCAACCCGGATGGGCGTCTATCGTCCCGTTTTATAACAGCTACATCCGGTACAAAATCTTCTGGGGCAACGGCTGGCTGTTCTTCGTCCCCATCGTCTGCACTGTGCTCAGTGGCATCCCGCTGCTCGGCACACTACTGGTCATCGTCGGCGTCATCATCAACATCGTGACTCTGTACAAGCAGAGTGTCGCGTTTGGGCAGGGAATTGGCTTCACCATTGGCCTGTTCTTCCTGAACCCCATCTTCAACATGATTCTGGCGTTCGGTCAGTACCGGTACTACGGTATTCCGCAGGATGGCTATTCCTATAACCAGATGAAGCAGAAATACGATGCCTACAAGGCCGCTCATCCTGCTCAGCCTCAGTACCAGCAGCCGACTCAGGAACAGACCCAGAACCCCAACATGACCTATCAGGCTCCTGCACAGCCCAAGCAGCCTGCCGCGCCGGTTCAGCCTCAGCAGCCCGCTGCACCGCAGCAGCCGACCGATAACCAGGCTCAGTAAAATCAAATAATTGCGGCTACAGCGGACTTTCCGAAGCGGGAGGTCCGCTTTTTTGTGGTCGTTTTCCGCAGATATCCTTTCCTTTTCGTCTTGCCAAGCTGTGCGAACGGCATAAAATAGTAGTTGTACGATAGATACCATCTACTAAGGCGCTATTTGCGTTCGTACAATTCACAATTTCGCTTTAAAGCGGACTTCCTGATTCTGGGAGGTCCGCTTTTTGTGCGTTAAAAAAAGGAGAACGAAAATGAAAGTAGCTTTTCTTAACTGTACCGACGAACTCAACCCGAAAGCCGGTTCCGAACTTACCTGTGTGTTTCTTGACAAGATACCGGGAACCCTCGAGTTTTGCAAAAAACTCAAATTGAAGGACCCCAACCTGTATTTCGATGCGTATGTCCACAATGGGCAGCATGTGAATGCGTCTTACGAGTATCTGAAAGCAGGCGTTCCTGCAACGGTCGAAGAATACACGCCGTTGCTCAAAGAACTGTACGCTGTCGGCTATGACAAAAACAGTATCGAAGTGTGTCAGGACTTCAAATTCTGATGGGAAAACGCATAGAAAGGAAATAAAACATGGATAGTAGTTGGAAGAATCTGCAGATTCGTATGGAGGCTGCTTGGAACATGCGCACGACCCCAAAAACCAAGCGCCCTAAAACCGGTGATATCATCAGCAGCGCACATTCTCTCGATTGGAACAAAAAGAAGGTGCGGCAGCTTCAGCAAGCGTGGAACGACGAGGTAGCAAAACTGGTAGCTGACCGCAACGAAGCTGTCTCGGATGTCATGGTTGACATTCTTGCCCTTATTCAGATGGATGTAAAAAGCGCTTCCTCTGTTCTTATCAGTGAAGAGACGGCAGAAATGGTCTGGGAAAAGGCGTATGAGCGTGGTCACGCGAATGGGTTTTCTGAAATCTATTACGCCATCGAGGACTACGAAGAATTGGTTATCGAAGCTCTAAAAGGGAAAAGGTGAAAAAAAATGGAACTCGAAGAATATCTACAAAATAACAATGTAACCCTTTGGCGAAATAACCGTGCATTAGGACCTCAGCAGACGAAATCTCTTGCGGATTTTGATTACGCGGAAGGACTGGAAAACATTACGGGAAAGATGGTTTGGATTTGCGACTATCGAGCAAACGCAGACCCGACCAAAAAGCCAATTCGGGACATTAAGCCGACCGCAGCGGTCGTAACGGATGCTGAGGAGACGAATAAGTCTATTTATTATTCTCCTATTTATTTCCGACCTGTAAAGAATAGTCGTATTATGTCCAAGGTAATTGCTCCAATGGATAATACAGGCTATCGGGGATATACGGGTGAATCTGTAAACATCTTCTACACGGTTGAAGACTGTGTAAAGTGCTACCGTGAACAGGTGCGACAAGCAAAGGCAATCTACCACAAGGAACTTGCTCGTATAACCAATCTCTTTAATGCAAGAATTGGGGAACTGAGTGAGTCTTTGATTCCGTTTGCAGGTTACAACGTTTCGGAAAGCACCGTAACGGTAAAGGTTCGTGCATGGACTACAACGTACCAAACTGCAGACTTTACCTTCAGCCAAGAAATGTACCCCACAGAAGAAAAAATCGACAAACTTAAAAAGCAGGCACTTCGTCTTTTGCCAGAAAAAATTCGCAAAGAAACCGACTGGCAAGCGAAAGGACTTGTTTTAAGGAACGTAGATATTTACGTTCTCGTCGATGGAATGAACGATAAGAGCGCAGAAGAAAAAGTTGCGCTCGAACTGGAAATTTGAGATTGTCATCGAAGCTTTGAAAGGGAAAGAAAAGCAATACAGAAAGGAAATAAAGACTATGACATTTAACAATGCAAAAAATCTTCATAACGAAGATGAAGTAACAATCAAAGAAACCGGAGAACATATGTGTGTATTGGATGCATATGTAAATCCAAACAATCCAAAGCAGGTATTGATTGAATGTGATGATGGAAACACCTATACACATCACGAAATCAAATAAAGGAGCGAATAATCAATAAAAATCAATGTTGAAAGGAAGATTTGAAATGCTTTCTGTTAAAGCAGGCGATTATCTCTGGATGGTCGAGTTTCGCTTTGGGGTTCCATATCCCGAAACGATTCGCAAGATGGTAGTCACCCATACGGATGCTGACACAAACCATTTTGAATGCATCCCGACTTCCGGAACTGCAAACCGCTTATATGAGTTCGATGCCAACGGTGTCGAATATCAAGAAGACGCTTCGGTTGGCGATGAACAGTATTTGCTGGTTTTCGAGAACAAGGATACCATCTACGATATTTGCGACGCCGTCAGATGCACAAAAGCACTACATATGGCTGCGCAAAACGATTTTAACAACGCTTCTCTCGAAGCCCTTAACGCTGCCGCTGAGATTCTCGGTGTGAAATACGAGAGGGTCAAGAGAAGGTAAATGCAAAGCAAGTCTCAGCACATCTTGTGGCTTGCTTTTTCTGATGTTCGATATTGCTAATGCCGCCAAATGTATTGTATGATAGATACTATGGCGGCTACACTGAAAGGAACTGAACAACAATGACTGATTATATCAATACCTACAATGAACTCTGCGAGAAGGTCAAGCGCTGGAGCGCAGCGTATTATGAGCAGGATGCTCCTGCCGTAACGGATGAAGAGTACGACCGTGCAATGCACGAGATTCGTGACCTCGAAGCCGCGCATCCGGAACTCGTCACCTCTGACAGCCCCACACAGGTAGTCGGCGGCAAGCGCGTTATCGGAATTCCGGTCGAGCATCGTGTTCCGATGCTTTCGCTTCTGGACGTCTTCTCAGACGACGAGGTACGCGATTTCACGGCTTCTGTGGAGAAGGAATATCCTGATGTGACCTTCTCCATCGAACGCAAAATTGACGGCCTGAGCCTGTCTCTGGTGTATGCTAAGCCTGCCAGTTCAAACGGAAAGCTGCGGCTCGTACAGGCATCCACTCGCGGCGACGGACATATCGGTGAGGATGTTACCGACAATGTCAAGGTTCTTGGCATCCCTGTCAATATCCAGATGCCGGAGGGTATCTGGAAAATCGAATTGCGCGGCGAGTGCTATATGAGCGAGGAAGACTTTGAGGCTACCAACGCCAAGCAGGAAGCAGCAGGGAAGAAGCTGTTTGCCAATCCCCGCAACTGCGCCGCCGGTACTCTGCGTCAGTCGGACCCGGCTATTGCAAAGGAAAGGAACCTGAAAGTATTCATCTTCAATGTGCAGAGTGTCAATGACGGGGAGGATTCCTCTGAGTTTGCCGACTCTCACTGCGACCAGCTGAACTATCTGCGCGATGTCTGCGATTTCAAGACCACCTACTACGCGCATTGCAATGATACCAAGAGTATTCTTGCTGCTATCCACGACATCGGAGAACATCGGTATGATATCGATTATCCCATTGATGGCGCTGTCATCAAGGTAGATGAAGTCGATATCCGCAAGCGGATGGGTGAGCGCACAAAAACCCCGAAATGGGCCATTGCGTTCAAGTATCCGGCAGAGGAGAAAGCTACGGTTCTTCGCCGCATCGTGCTGCAAACCGGTCGCACCGGTCGCGTCACTCCGGTAGCGGAGTTTGACCCGGTACAGCTTGCCGGAACCCGTGTTGAGCGTGCTACACTGAACAATGCGGCATTCATCAAGAATCTGGATATCCGCATCGGTGATACCATTGTGCTGCATAAGTCCGGTGACATCATTCCGAAAATCACGATGGTTGAGCTGGGTAAGCGTCCGGCAGATGCTGTGCCTTATGACATGACCAGTCAGGCTTGTCCTGTCTGCGGCGAGCCTATTGCGTCCGTGAACGGGTCTGTGGACCTGTACTGTACGAACGATTCCTGCCCTGCTAAGACGGTCAACCGCATCATCCATTTTGCCTCAAAAGCTTGCATGGATATCAAGGGTCTCGGTTCTCAAATCATTCAGGACCTCGTCGACAGTCGGTTTATCTCCAATCCCGTAGACCTGTATGAACTCTACGAAGAGGAGTCCGAACTCATCGATATGTACGGCGAAAAGACGGCCAAGAAGCTGCTTGCAGCCATCGAGAACTCCAAGACTCAGAACGCAGACCGTGTTCTTAAAGGTCTCGGTTATCGCCTTATCGGCGGTCATGTTGCCCGCGCTCTGTTTACGCAGTGCAAGGCAACGGATGGAAACTTGCTGGGCCTGTCTGCCCTGAGCGTAGATTATATCAAAGCCTACAACATCCCCGGCTTTTCTGATGCCATCTACGCTGCTCTGGATGCAATGCTCTCTGACCCCATGTTCAAGCAGGAGGTTGCGGCGCTGTACAACGCTGGCGTCAACCTTGATTATCATGCACCGAATGCATCCGCAAACGGTTCCGCTGAGGATGCCGTATCGCTTTCCGGTAAGACCTTTGTAATTACCGGAACCCTGCCCACGATGAGCCGTGAAGAGGCTAAGACCTTTATCGAAGCACACGGCGGTAAGGTGACCAGCAGCGTATCCAAGAAGACCAGCTATCTGGTCGCCGGTGAAGCCGCAGGCTCTAAGCTTGATAAGGCCAACGCTCTGGGGATTCCCGTTCTGAACGAAGCAGGGCTTAAAGCTATGGTAAACGGGTGAGGTGGCACTATGTACGACACCAATCGGTTTATCCATGCCGCTGAGCCTTGCGCGTACCATGAGGCATTTGCCGAAGATATGAGACGCTGCGACAATGCGCTCGGTATGGGCGGACTCATGGGCATCAACGCTGAATGCTGGCTCGATGTGCTTAACGGCATGACGGACGCTCAGATTGCTGAGTATGTCAACACCAAGTATAAGCCCGGTATTCTGAATCCGTTCAGGGACACCTCGCTTCACATCAAGCACTAATCTTAACAGCCGTTCCACCTCTCGGGGTGGGGCGGCTTTTCCTTTTGAAATATTGTCTTGACGGCGTTTGCGAACAGCATAGAATGAGTATTGTACAATAGATACCAAACCACGACCAAACATTTATAATCTGACAAAATTCAGACAGGCACCATTCGGGTGACCTGTCTTTTTTGTTGCAAGACCGTGCAAATGCGGAGAAAGAGGGTCTGAAATGAAAACTATTAAATCCATCATCGTTTTACTCGTTGCAATTCCCGCAATGGCTGTTTATGTGCCGTTCGAAGCCGTCAACGCATTGGCAATCGAGATTGACTTGGTTCGTATCCGCATCATGATGCGTTGCTGCCGTAAGTTTAAGACACTGTAACTGTAAGCCACTCATTCTTTTTATCACAAGCCTCGAAAATCCGAGGAGAAAGAGAGAAAATCATGAATACCAACACCATCAATTCTAAGAATGTTATTTCCGGTGTCAATGATTTGGCTACCAAGTGTCCTAAGATTTCCGCTATGTGGAGTGCCAAGAACACATACACCCCCGGCGAAGTATCTGTAGGCAGCAACAAGAAAGCGTGGTTCAAATGCCCCGACTGCAAGCAGGAATTTAAGGCTTCTATTTGCAATGTTGTTAAATCCTTGATGTACTACCATACCGGTTGCCCTGTTTGCGCAGGTCGCAAGGTTGTTTCTGGTATCAATGATTTGGCTACCCAGAGTCCTAAGGTTGTTCCTTTGTGGAGCGACAAGAACGATTATACTCCCCGCGAAATTTCCGCTCATTCGGAAAGACGCGCCATCTTCGTATGCCCGGATTGTAAGAAAGAGTTCGTGACAAGCGTTCGCGCTATGACGCGGGCTATTGCATCCGGTGCTACCTGCTGTCCCGACTGCAAAATGCGGATGCGTACTATCAGTGCAGCTCGCAAGGATGAGCACGATTATGCGAAATCCGTCGGTACTACGATAATGATGAAGGATGGCAGCAAGGCTACCTGCACCGCTTATCACGGCGTTAATAACATTACCGTTGAGTTCGAAGATGGTTTTGTTTTGTATCATGCTCGCTGGAACCAGTTTGTCCGTGGTGCCCTTCATCACGGGCAGAAAACCGTCAACAAATAACCGGGTGGACGGTTTTTTTGTTTGGAAAAATCAGAAATTAGTGTTGACAGCACTTGCGAACGGCATAGAATAATAATCGTACCAAAGATACCAGTATCATTACCTGTATAGGTAGTGCAACAATAGCCATATTCACAATCCTCTTTTCTTGAAAAGGACAGACACTCGTCATGGGTGTCTGTCCTTTTTCTTTTGGAGGTTTTTGCAGACTATCTGTTTTTGGTCATGTAGGAGTATTCCTGCATCGTAGTACACCACGATACGGTGATAATAATAGATTTCCTGCCTAAAAGGCAGGACGTACACGCTGCGTTAATGCGAAAATCGTTGTTTTGCTGCAAATACAGCAAGGCATCCTATATACATATCCCAGCCGCGAACGCCGCGTTAGAGCATCTTTTATACATGTTCCAGCCGTGGGTACAACGATAAAGTGCGTAAATATAAAACGAATAACAATCAAAAAGGAGAATCCTGTATGTTTAGTTTTGACAAGATAGTTTAGCGAGTGGACGCCTTTCTTTGCAGCCATAAGATGTTACGCCATCTTTTCTAGCCGCTGATAGACCGTGATACTCGCGCTTATCGACCAAATTCCAATTCCCGTAATTATCGTGACCGTGATTGCTTTAGCAGCGGTCACGATTTTTATCGCCTGTCTGCTTCCTAAAACAACAGACAAACACAAAAACAAATAACAATAAACCCCTATCTTAGGGCTCTACCTGCTGTGGAGATGATTTCAAGAGCAGCACGTTGGCCCCACGATACGGGGTATACTATGAAAGCACATATTTTCAATGTTGGCATCACCAAGAACTATTTCAATGCCGTCTCCAACCAGTTCCTTCCGATGCACAGCGCCGCTTGCGAGCCTATGGACAACATCCTGTCGAACAGCACCGGCCCTGTAAACGCTCTGGTTGCGTTCGTACCAGGTTCCGAGAAGGACCTAATCGGCATGGTTACTGCCGACTGGGGCAACGGCATGGACATCGACGAGGCGAGCGAAAGCCTGCAGTTTGGCTCTCGTCACACCGATGAGGGTCCTCTGTGCATCCACGGCGTAGGTCTCAACAACTTCCTGCTGGTCGCCACCCGGAACAAGTATCCGTGGTTCATCGCCACAAAGAAGCCGGAAGAGGATTCCTACCATCTCGTTGACGGCCCCTTCGATACCAAGATGAAGATTGTTGAGCAGCAGGATATCCCTCTTGCCGACATCGTCATGCGTGATGCCTACAAGCCTCTCGGCGCTCCCTCCACCATCATCTATGTGGAGATGGACAAGAGCACCGCGAGCACTATGCTGACCCAGAATGGCAGCTGCGCTCCGAGCAGGGTTTCCAGCCTCAATGTGCTGCGCCGTTCTATCGCAGAGCATTTCGGTGTCAAGTATCGCAACTACCTCAAGCCCGATGATTCCGGTGCCGCTCCCGCCCGTATTCTGATTCCCGACTATCAGATGGCGAACGGCAAGACTTGCGATGTTTTCGTCAAGCCTATCTTCCAGCGTTACAAGGCTGTGAATGCCACGCATCATCTGAGCGTGAACTACAAGGGTCACGATATCCCTGTTTCCGTTGAGGTCGGTCTGCTCAACGTAGCCGCTACTCAGACTCGTGCAGTGACCGGCGGTTATGCCTTGAAGCACTATTATCAGGGAAATATGAGCACCCAGGGTGTGGATATCCAGCTTGGCGACCGCGTTATCGCTACCGCTCAGTTGGATACCATCTGGGACCGTGCTCGTCATCCTTCCTTCAACCTGTTCACCGGCACCATCGCCATCGATATCTCTGACCTGCCGCGTGGGTTCCTGAACACCCTCGCAAACAAGTCCAACATCGATTTGAGCGATGAGGGCTGGCGTGCCATCTTCGATGCTGTGAAGGATGCTGTTCCTGTCGTGGAAGACAAGACCTGCCCCCTCGAGGAGTACGCCAAGCAGTTTGCTGAGCGTATCATGAACAACACCGGCAACAAGGTCGAGCTCCAGTTCCCTGTATATGCGAACCGCACTCGCATCGATGTTCTTGAATACATCGACGAGAACCACTGCAACATCTATGATTTCATGAGCACTGCTGCTAACATGAAGTCCGTTGCTGAACTGCGCACGCATTGGGACGGTATGGTCTCTCAGGGTTGCCAGCCGGTTTCCGCTACGATGTTCACTACCAGTCGCGGTCCGATGCTCAGCCACACCTGTGAGGAACTGAACAGCCTTATCCAGTCCATGCCTGATGACAAGATGAAGGCAGCTCTCAAGGTTGCGAAGGGTGATGTTGCGAAACTGCCTCACTACAACCTCGAAATCGTGGTAGACAAGAACCTGCCTCGCTAATCACACCAATACACTTAGCCGTTGCCCTTAGGGGTGGCGGCTTTTTTCGTTGCCGTCTTGGCAAACAAAATGGTTCCTGTCCTCACCCAAAATATAATGAGAGGTATAGCATTTTGTGCAAATACGTGCTATAATTGGAATAAAAAGGGAGGGACCGGTATGGCTGAAAACAATAATAACAACGGCAAAAAGAAGAATGACATTTTTACGAAAATCAACGATACTATATCCACTTTTCTCGATGGTTACCCGCCTGCCGTTCAGACCGCCGCAAGGGTCATCGTCTTTGGCAGTATGTTCCTGCTCGTCATTGGTATTCTCCATCTCATTTCGCCTATCATTATAACGGTTGTTGGCAATCTCATGAGCCTCATCTTTACCTACGGCATTTTGGCGCTTATCGTCATTTATATCGTGTACCGCGCAAAACTCGTAATGACCCGCGATGAGAACTCCTTTCTGCTGAACGAACGCTTAAAGTATCAGAAGAAGGAGTACGAGGAACGCGAGCGCAGAAGAGCAGAACAAAACAAAAAACAGTAAAATTCAGTAGCATTTACGCTGTCCAGCTTCGGTTGGGCAGCTTTTTCTTTTTGTAGCGATAATTTCCTGTTGCCAATACTTGCGAATCGCATAAAATTAAACTCGTAGGAAGGATGTGGTCGCTTTGAAGCTTTTAGAATCCGTATTAGGGAAGGTAGCTACCATCGGAATGGCTGGCTATCTCTTTGGCTGGCTTTGCTTTATTGCCTGCGTCATCTGCACGCTCGCAAAAGCCGCACAGTGGCGCGATGTGGTCGGCTATTGCGCGTTTCTTCTCGGAGGCAGTTCGATGCTCATTGCCGTTGGCTCTTTGGGGCTTGCGGTCATTGGTCATATTCAGTACAAACGATACAAAAAAGGAGGCAAAGCACTGCCTAAATAATAAGACAGTGCAAAAACAGTATGCAACACAAGAAAAATCTATTCGCCGCAGCTGTCATGATGGCATCCGTAGTGATGTTTACCGGCTGTGCATCTCAGGAGATTCAGGACCGGAAAGCGGCTTCTGAGGCAGCGGCTATCGCGGCCGCACAGCCCGCTGCTACACCAGCACCGACTCCCGCACCTACGCCAGAGCCTATCAATGCATGGTCATTGCTTGACAACCTTCCGGAGTTCGCTGTAGGGACTCTGGATAAGCCCAATATGACATGGGCGGACGGGTTGCCCTTGGGTGTGAATCCTCTGACTTATGAGGACGGCGCGTTCGTTTCAGGACTCTATTCCTCTGCATCCGGCAGCTCTACACAAATCAAGAGCGTGTCGGTGAAGGATTTGAACGAGATGCCAATTTCCGGATACCTGAAATTGTCCGTTCTGGAAACGGGGGAGACGGTCATCGACAGTATTGAGGATGCCGTAACCGGAGAAGGTCTGGAAAAAGATATCTCGGATTTCTGTGTCTGTACCGAGGGGGAGAATGGGGAATCCGCCAACTACTACCAGATTGGCTTTAATGGTGGCCCGGTATCGAATGTCATGGACAGCACCACGGCTGCTGCAGACGGCATGACTATCGGGAACGCCTTTGAGAATGGCCTTTTCTATTCAACGATGAAGCCTTCCGCTCTGAAGGATTTTCCTGTTGACGGCACGCCCGAGGAGAAGTTCAACGCCCTTTATGCGGTGTTCGGCACCCCGAATGGCCTTTATTGGAAGAACAGCCCGACCGGCACGCAGTATACTTCCTTTGATGAGTTCCGTGACGCGGAGTACAACAAAGAGACCGGTGCCAAGTCCTTCTACCTCGTCTGGAACTACGAGGACTGCACCGTTGTGGCATCCTGCAGCGACCAGTTTGACAGCGCCGATGTGAAGGGCACGGCTATCACCGATATCTATGAGTTCCCGGTATTGCAGGGCACCGAGTACATCAATGAAGCCAGCACTGATACTTTCTGGGGATATCTTGGCTACGGTGACGCGCCTGTCCGTCTGACGGGTCTGTATGCGACTATGCCCGGCGCACCTGCTGAGGACGCTGCCGCTGTTCCGGAATCTGAAACAGCAACCGAGTCCGGTGCTGCATCTGATGATGAAAACGCTGCGAATTCTGATGCAGCCGCGAGCGAGAGCACCGATTCTTCGTCCGAAGCTGTAGATTCTTCTGTCACTGTCCAATAATTTTCTCAGATTTCACCTTTAAGCCCTTGCGCGAATGTGCGAACCGCATACAATGAAAAATGTACGATGGATACCAACCGAAAGGTAATTCACACATTCACAGTTCTGAACCGTTAAGGCAGACTTTCCAGTCACATGGAGAGCCTGCCTTTTTGTTTTGGAATTTGATTGCAGGAGCCTTTCGGGGTATGCATCGTAAATTTATTTTTTAAGGAGTTTGTTCAAAATGGACGATAACGCTTACCTCGACACTATCAAAGACATTAACTGGGATACCTTCTACCAGCAGAAGATGGCTCTTGAAAGCCTTACCGATTACCTACACCGCAACAAGGAGCAGGAAAACGGTATGTTTGGCAGAGCCGCTGCCTGGATGGAGGGTATCCTGACCATGATGGACGGGTTCACGGATGCTGCTGCAGACGAGAACGCGTTCAGTTATCCCGCCCGTGACGAAAATGACCGGCACCTAGATTCCCGATTCAACGATGTTCTTGACCAGTACCCGCAAGCTTCAGCTTGAGATTTCTGATTAAGGAGGAATTTACAAATGCGAATTCGGGAAGGGTGTATTTTAACCGCCACCAATAGCAGCGACGAAAGAGTCAAGTCTCTTATCGGCTGCAAAGGTGCCTTGCATGTCGTAAACGGCGAGCCTCTTCGGTTTGTCGTGGGGACAAATGAGAACGCTCGCTCTTTTACGACTGCCACGACAAAGCGCCTCGGCGTGATTGGCGTGAATATTTTCGTTTCAACCGTTACCGGGACCGAATACACATTCGAGTTTCGTTGATTTCACCAAATACGGCTGCTGTTCAAGAAGAGCAGCAGCCGCGTTTTTTGTTAAAGGAGTTGATTTTTTTGAATATCATTACTCGTGCTTCCGTAAAGGAGCGCATCCACGTCGAACAAATCATTCGCAGCCAACCGCGTATGCACAACAGCGACCTTGTCGATATTGTGACCATCCCGGTTCGGAAATGTTTAGGACTTTCAATGGATGTCTACAAGCCAGTCGGAGAGTTCAAAGAACCACTACCCATCATCCTGGATGTTCACGGCGGGGGCCTGATTGCCGGCCGCAAAGAACAGAACCGCAATCTCGGTATCCAACTGGCAAGAAGAGGCTATATCGTTTTTATCCCCGATTACCGTCTGGTTCCAGAAACGGATATCTTCGGACAAATCTCGGATATTCTCGATGCGCTCGCAGTCATTGAAGCGAAAGCGGCAGAGTTCGGCGGAAATATCGAAAAACTCTTCGTTACCGCAGACAGTGCCGGTGCTTTCTTGGCCTCTATGGCCGTTGCTTCGTTACACCATCCTGCCGAGATGCAGCCGGTCATCCGCCGCCTTGAAAGGTATATCCCGCAAAAGGTTCAGGCTCTCCGCGTGACTGCCATGGGTTTTCAGAGTGGGATGTTCTACCTTTACAAAGGTCAGGTTGGATTGCTGGCGAACAACTACATGCAGAAGGGATGGCGTAAAGAGAAGTACGCTTCCTATATTCGTCCCGCATACTATTGCAAGCTGCTGCCGCCGTGCTTTCTTTGTTCCGGAAAAGGAGATTTCCTGAAAGGACAGACAAAACGTTATGTGAAGCTGCTGAAAACCAACCACCAGTACCATCAATTCGTATTCTGCAATGTAAAAGAAGCCGACCACGCTTTTGCCGCACTTCATCCGGAAACGGCATGGGGGCAGATGGCAAACGATGAGATGCTGGCGTTCTTTTACCGCTGCGCACGATAAGATAAGGAAAAATCATGGCACACAAAAAAATTATCGACTCTGTGAAGAAACAGGGTCAAGTAGCCATCAAAGACCTCGATGAGTTCCTTCGCTTCATTATCAACGAATCCGATATGCGGACATATGATGACAACTATATCAGTATTCTCATTCCCATGAAGTTTGACATCGATAAGGTGTTTGGACTCGATGTCTGCAAAAGAAGTGATGACGACTATGTAATTTTGTATTCATGCTGGTATCCGAACAAGGATGTTTTCGGCAGACAATTTGAAATGCGGCTGTACCACTACGACAACTCTAACGACGATGACGACCTCGGACTCGATATTGTTATGACGCAGAGTCAGTACGATGCAGTCCTGCAGAGATTCGAGGAGCAGTACAAAAAGGCTTACGGAGTTACCGTTGAAAGGGACTGGAAAGACTCTCCTTTTGACTGCGGCGAGAACGAGGAGGAAGAAATTTGAATATCAACCGTTACGCACTTTGCAAGGAGCGCTCCTTGCAGAAAATCATAAGCAAGCAACCGAAACCCAATACCACCGCAATCGGAGTTTGCAGCGAGACGCAGGTCACACATCACATCATCACGAAAAGAAGTGATGAGTGCTTGCCCATCTCTGCGTATGTTCCGAAGCACAAGGAAGGCGACGGCAAGAAATTCCCTGTCATCATCGACATCTACGGCGGCGATTTCGTTGCAGGACGCAGTGCCCTGAACAGGAATTTCGGAGCGTGGTGTGCGGAGCATGGCTATCTGACCTTTATTCCGGAATACACCCCGGTTCCCGAAACGAATCTGTTTGGGCAGCTCGGCGACCTTTTGAAGGCGTTCGTTGTCATCCACCGCTGTGCAGAACGGTATGGCGCAGATATGTCCAGAATGTATCTGGTAGGTGACGGTGCAGGTGCTGCACTGGCTTGCCTCGTATACGCTCTTCTCTGGAACCCTGTATCCATGCAGCATCTCGAAGATGAACTTCCGTTCGATGTACCGCAGGAAGCAAAACTTTCGTTCAAGGCTGTCTGCTTGCAGAATGGTATTCTTGACCTTTCCAGCAGAAAGATGAACGCTATCGCGCCTTATCTCATCGAAAAGGATTGGAAGAAGACCAGCTACGCTGAGTGCCTGTCACCTAAGACTTACGCCAAGATGCTGCCTCCGTGTTTACTCGTCACGAGCATTACCGATGCTCATAAGCGTGACACGAACCAGCTGGCTTGGCAGTTGAAGTTGAAGGGTACGAGGTATTCGGTACATTCCGCAAACAATCTCTTTACGAAAGAAAGTTTTGCTGCACGGCATCCTGAAACGCGGTATGCGCAGGCAGCTAATACGGCTATGCTTGCATTTTTCGAAAATAAATAACACCAAAAAAAGGAGAAATCACAATGGCTAATTATCACAAAAGGAACAGCATCCGTGCGGTCCAGTGGGCCCCCGAAAACGCGCAGAGCTTCGAGGACATCAAGAAACTGATTGCCGAAAATCCCGGTATTGGCTGGAAGGCAGATAACATTGTCCGTAACGACGCCAGCGACAACATCATCATTCGCAGCTTTGGCATGATTGTACTGCGCATCAAGCCCTACGAATATCTGGTGAAGGGCAAGAAAGACAGCCTTTTCACCGTTTCGCCTGAAACTTTTGAACTCATGTATAAGTCCGACGAAAGCAGAAAGTGGTGAAACACAGTCAATAACCCACGACTAAAGTCTCGGGCTTGCTCCGGTAAGTCTGCACTTTAGAAGTGTCCGCAAGGATATGTTGACTACCCTTTGCACATTAAGTTGTGCCCCGTTATAAGCGAATAGACAGTTACCGCATGGTGTAAATCCTAGCTGTGCGCTCTAAGACAACAACACATCACGTAAAGCTGAGGCAAAGCCGACAGGTGTGGCTGTATCAAGCCGTTTATAACCTTGGGGAAGGATTTTTACCCTCTTCGGAGTGATGTGGTAGATTTGCTTTCCACGCGCAGGCAAAACCGCCGTTCAAGACGCTATCGTAAGACCCGTTACCGTGCGCCAAGATTTGATGCAATTATATGAATCCAAACACAGTCAAAAAGAAGGAGTATTTGCTTCTTCACGCTTTTGATTAAAACGCAATGGTGAAAAAAATAAAAAATTAAGGAGAACAGACAAAATGGTTAATAATTCTAATATCGTTAATGCAATGGTTAAGTATCACTTTTCCGATGGTATTCACACTTTGCCCTGCAAAGTAAACAAACAGACGCATGAAGTCTTTGACATCAGTGGAAAAACGCAGCTCGTGAAGGAATTAGTCGAGGATGATGATTTTTCCTTTGATAGTGACGAAGAAGCCACTCTCTTTGAGGTATACGAAGACCTAGATTATGCAGAAGTTGAGGTTGATGGAAAACTCTATCCGTTCCAGATTCTTGAAATGATTGATGAAGCACTCCAAGATGGTGGAATGAATCCTATTGAAGAGTACAGTGCCGTCGAAAAAAGCGGCGATTACTGGGAAGCAGTGGATGGAATGTCGCTGACTCAGTGCATCCGTTCTTGGCGTTGGTGGGAACTAAAAAATTCCATCGAACACAACCGTACAGCAATTGCTGATTTTATCGGAGCCAATCCCGGAAGTGCTACCTATGTTAAGGTCTTGAATGGGAATACAAACCAGACCGAGATTTGCGATATGCTAGACAAAGCTGAGGCTCAGATGCCGGAAGACAAATTTATGCAGTTCTTTAACAAGTACGATAACCCGAATATTTGGGATATTAACTAAAACTGCGATTCCAAGTTGTTTCAGCCAAAAATCAAGGAGAGTAAAAATGGAAAGAAGCATCAGAGCTTAAACAGCAACGATACCGTTGGGCAACATCTGCCGGATATCCTAACGGTTCTTCCGCTAAAAATACAGCACTGTTTTGGAGCAGACCTTTAAAAGATGAAAAGACTATCTTTATTACAGAAGGTGGTTTGAAAGCATCTGTTGCAAGTCATCTGTCTGGTGATTTGTTTGTAGCAATCCCCGGTGTAAGCTGTATTGCAACATTCAAAGACTTGCTTCAAGTTTGCAAAAAAAACGGAATTTGTCTTGTCGAAGCTTTCGATATGGATGGCAAACTGCTTCCAAAAGAAGTTGAAAAAGGGCAAAAAGGAAATCACATTACGGTTGAATCTGCGAGAGAAAAATGACATCAAGAAAAGCCATGTAAACGATGCCCGTTGTATCAGCAAGCATCCATTTGCTGAACCATGCAGTGTTTGCTATCGCACAAAAGCTATAAGGCATCACAATCGTCAAACCCATAAAGCAAACTTCTCAAAAGGTAGCATTCGCAAAAGAAGCCAAATGCCTTATGTTGTCGAAGGCTATCGTCTTTGGGATAAGGTTCTCTACAAGGGGCAAGAGTGCTTCGTTTCCGGTCGTCGTGCATCAGGAAGCTTTGCTCTCAGAAAGCTTGATGGCACTGTCGTTACAAACAGTATTTCATTCAAAAAGTTGCAGCTATTAGAACCTGCAACAAATTATCTAATAGAAAGGATGTGAATGGGCAATTCCTCCCACGCCTAAAGTCGCGGGTCTCCTTGCCCTGATTTACAATGATTGAATTCAACAAACCTTACGACAAAGCTTACGGATTCTGGCATGTCACCACGGAAGGTGATTGCGAGGGCCGCTCCATCACCGACCTTGGTGTCTTTGAGGGAAATATCGATACCATCGCGTTGGCGCTCGCCGACAGGTGCTACTATTACACCCTTTATTTCACTGCCGTAGACCCCACCGCCTATGACAAGGCCCCGAAAAAGGATGAAATCAACATTTCCATTTACGGTGCATCCGGCATGTACGACATGACGAAAGAAGAGCGTTTGGACGCGATGCGGAATATGCTGAAAGACCGTCCCGTCTTTGTGCGGGATGGCGACCGCGCCGATACCTTCATCATCAGCACCAAGCAGGAATCGCGGGAAAAGCGCAGGCAGAAGGTTCTCGATAAACTGACTGCCGAAGAGCGCGAACTGCTCGGCGTTTAACGAGGCTGTGTAAATTATGAAGGACCGCAACCGGGAAATTGCGTTAATGCCGGAATTCGATAGCGAAGAGGCGTTTGACGCTTATTTTGCAGAGAAAACCGCAGCAGTGGCACCGTATCGCGATAGGCAAGGACGGCTCGTTCTGGACGATATCCATGACTTGCCAGAGGTCGTTGAGAAGGTGTTTGCCGGGCATCCGGAATTCACGCATACATTTTTCCATGAGGGCAATTAAACATTTGCATCTTCGTGCGAGTCGGATATAATTGAGATTGTACGATAGATACCATTCTACTAAGGCGCTGACTGCGCTCGTACAATTCACAATTTCGCTTTAAGGCGGACTTCCCGATGTTGGGAGGTCCGCTTTTTTGCGTCAATTTCAAAAAGGAGTGTATTAAAATGACTAACACAAATGAAATGGCACAGAAAGGCTTCGACACAGGTTTCACCGATGCCAATGACAACGAACTTCATGTGGGTGACTATGTCCGTATCTGCGGCCATATTGGAAAAATCGTTTTTTCTTGTGGCGCTTTCGGCATCTTCATTGCAGATGAAGTTCCTTGGGATGCCCTTGAAGAACTGGTTCGGAAAGACAGCGGTAACCGCCCCTCTTTCTTGTACAATGACACATTCATCAGCTTTTGGGAGATTGTCTGGAACTTGAGTGAGGACACGGACGAGCCGTGCTTGCCCTATGTTGAGAGCATCACCGCGACCGGCGGCATTTTCACCGACGAGAACGGCAATAAGGATGTCTTCATGGGCTGCATCAACGGTTGCTTCGCCACATTGACTCAGTGCGAACACACCTGCGGACGCTACTACACATGTGATACCGTAGCAGTGGCAAACGACCTTCTGCGTGACGACAAGAAGCATGAAAAAGAAAACAACTGACGGTTGGGACGTTTCTCAACGACCGCTAAAAAAGAAAGTGAGGCATTACCATGGCAAAAAGCCGTACTAAAGAAATTGCTCGGGAGAAAACTCCGCAGGAACGCGTAAAGGATAGCTACTCTTACGAGAAAGCCTGTAATGCAGCAAAGAACTCTGGCACACCCACATACCATTTTTCTGTGGGAGACAGGGTGCAGGTTGGACATCTTCCTAACTGTGTTGTCGAAGAAGTGATGGATGATGGCGCAATGTATCTCATCCGCGTCACCACCAAGAACAATGTCGAATATTCCTGTTGGGCTTGGACGAGTGTTCGACCGTTGGATGACGACAAAGACACGCATTTCGCAAAGCGTGATTCTGCACTATCCCGTCTGCATTACTCGAACCGCAGCATGTACTCTCTACTCAGCTTCCATTACCTGTTCGGCGTTGATTTCAACCCCGATTATCAACGCGGTTCTGTTTGGGATGAGGAGGACAGAGAGAAACTGCTGGACAGCATCTTCGCAGGACGCGAAATTGGTCGTTTCGTCTTCAAACAGTTGCCCTTTAATCGCACAAACGACGATGGCAACTACTACGAAATCGTCGATGGCAAGCAGCGTATGTTGACCCTGCTTGCTTTTTACGAGAACCGATTCCCGTACAAAGGCGTATTTTACAACGACCTTTCCGTTCTGGATAAAAACTGGTTCATGGATGCTTCCATTGGTGTTGCTGAACTTGACCAGAATACGACCCGTGCAGAGGTTCTGGAAGTCTTCCTCGCTCTGAACGAAGGCGGTAAGCCTGTCGCAAAGGAAGTCCTCGACCATGCACGCGAGCTTCTGAAAGGGGAGACGGACAATGGCAAAATGTAACTGTTGTGGGCGCGAAATGCTGACTGCTAACGGCTGCTCGTATAAGCGCGTAGTCGTTAAAGGCGCACACAAGGAAACTTTCAAGCGCATCAAAGTCGGCGACCCCGATGACTGGTACGAAAAATTCGTTGGTACTCCGGAAGAAAAAGATATCCGATGTGGCGATTGTGGAGCCAAAATCGGCTACTATCACCATTATGGCTGCGACATCGAGAAATGCCCCATTTGTGGAGGTCAGTTCTTGAGTTGCGACTGTTTGGAAAACTTCGATTCTGCTGTGCTGACAATCTAAAGAGGTAATATAAACTATGTTGACTTTTACTGTTGAGGAACTGATTCGTTTTCTCTCAAACTGGACCATGACCTTTTTTGAGGGCGCAAAACGCAGCGATGACATCGTGTTCTCCCACTATTACTCGTTTTTCAAGCGTCCGGTTTTGGTTAAGGAACATCAAGTTGAATCGCTCTATGTGATGGTTCAGGACCGAGATTCGTCGGACAATAAGAAGCCATCCTTTTCACGATTCGCAAAATGGGAATTTGGCGGCTTCATTGTGGATAGCAAAACTATTTACATGGCCTCCAAACCCGTAAAAGCGTTGCTTCAAAGCAGCGATTTCATCGACGATATGGATGTCTTCGAGAAACTGGACAGTATCCGTATCCCGCTGTTCCGAAAGAACATTCCGGCAGACCCCGCAATGTTTCAGGATAAGGATACAGTGGATAAAGCAGTCCGCAATGCTTGCTCCGCCTTTCTTTTTGGAACTCGATGCAATGAGTTCTCCAACCTGATTCGAACTATGTATCCTCTGAACGATGACAATGTGATTCACTATTTGTCATCTCCATCGGATTGGGCTGAAGAGACAAGTTCTGTCATTACGGCAAGCAACGGAACGGCATCCAGAATTTATTACATGGCCCGGCTGATTGCCATTGATAGGATGTCGGAACTATTCCTTACGTTTTATGAGCACGACAGTGCCGACCCTAAGGACATCACCAATGTGTGCAAAAGCATGATGGATGCTGTCGAACCTTATAAAGTCGTCACTCTCGTCATGGACTATATTGACGACAAGAAAATGGGTGAGCATCTCGAGGTGGAGTGTCCCAGACACCTTATTCGTGATGCGGATGTGATGCGTAGGAAAGGAATTTCCGTGACTCGTATCAGCACCTTCGCGAAGCCAGAAGACACTCAGCGGTTCGTTTGCAAGCACCCCAACCTCATTAAACGGGTTGAGAAGGGGACCAATATGTTCGATGTCTTTGTTTTTCCAATCAATTGTATCACAAGCATCCGGGCTGGAGAGAAGACTCTGTGGACCAACCCGGCTACATAATGCCAGCAGCATCTAAAATGCGCTGACAATCTGAAAAGAGGTATAAAGAATGCTTAAACAATCCATCGGTATGACCGAGAGCGATGCAAGGCAGATTGCCGAGATGTATCTTTCCCGCTACAACCCCACCTATTGGGACGGCAGCGGCGAAGTTCCTTCAGAAGCAAACTTTGACATTTGCCGGGTTGCGGTAGATAGTATGTACGAGGGCTGCACGCTTGAAATCCAGCTTTGCAAACCTGATGCCTGTCCTTGCTACGCCGCCTCCATCCATTTGTTTGAGGGCGGTTTCTGGACGGGTTTTGGAGTTGGCAGCTTCAACAAAACGGCGCTCTGCTACGATATTGGCTCAGCTTCTGCTCTGGCAAGCGCTATCATGCGTATCTGCGCCACCTATGAGAATCTCACCAATTTTCGTAAGGTTTTTGTCGAGCGCCTTGTTATCAGCAAAGAGCGCATGAACGAAATCAAGCAGTACACCGACGAAGGCAAAAAGCAGGATGAGATTGAATTCGAATCCGTTACCTTTGCCGATGGTATGTGCATGGACGTTCGCTGCATCCCGCGCAAGAACGGTCCCTCGTGGTGCGAGGCGGCTATTTATAGCAATGATGAGGACATCGTGACCTCTGAACCCAGCAACTCGTTTTATAATCATTGGGTCTGCCAGACAGCAAACGCCACCTATCATCTGTACATGGGTATCGCCGACAAATAATTCTTGACCCGCTGTGCGATTGGCGTAAAATAACAGCTGTACGATAGATACCATCTACTAAGGCGCTATCTGTGCTCGTACAATTCATATTTTCGCTTTAAGGGCGGACTTCCTTCTCGGAAGCCCGCCCTTTTTTGCGTCAGAAAAGGAGTTTCGTATGTTTATTGTTGCAAAATCTTTCACCAACAAAAATGGGGAGATGTTTCTCAAAATCTTTCCGAACCAGTACCCGTCCATCGAAACGGCTCATGCCGCTATGCAGACGGACTATCAGGAAGAACTCAAAAAGCGCCACCTCGACCGAAGTGACGAGGAGACCGCTTCCAGCTCGTATTATATCGACACCACCGAGGCAGCTATATATGAGTGTCAGGATTATGCACCGAATTGGCTGACTGTCTCGGTTTTGTACGCCATCAACGAGGTTGAGTAACGCCTCATTTTATGGACGGTCCTCAGCCCGCTTTATCGCACAGCGGTTCAGAGCGTCCAAGCGTCACCTTTCTGCGGCACATATATAGCATCTGACTCAACCAACTTCTAAAACAACCCACCAGACATTCTTTGCCGTTCACCTTCGG